GTCAAACTCTCTACGCACAATATCTTTAATTTGGTCGTCTAGTCCTTCAATGTTATCGAGGATAATTGACACAGGCATATCTTCTTCATCACCAACGATTGCTTCGTTGATAACATCATCAATTGCCTTCTCGCACTCAGGTTGATACGACATCTCACGATACCGTGTGATGAGTGCTGCTTCGTTTTTCGCTGTTCCGTCTAAATCAACTGTTGTTCCAAATACGCCACCCTCGTTGACAGACAGCGATCCATCATCGTTTGGTGGTGGTGCGAAAGACTGAACAGAAGGTTTCTGTTCTTCCTTTCTACCTATCTGGAATCCAAAGAGTTCTATTGCCATTTCATATCCTCAATAATGTATTATTTGGGGGAGGCAATAAATGCCTCCCATTCAATTTAGGATGGTATATTAGATACCACCAGCGTTGCCAGTTGTGCCTCCAGAAACACGCCAGTAGTCATACTGGAATGTAACAGAGTATTCTTCAACTGCATCGCCTTGATCCCATCCGAGGTCAATAGCACCGATAGAAGTTGGGAAGATTCCAATAAAGTCGTAGACTCTTAGGATGCTTCCATCTTTACCGTATTGTGTTACCTGCGCATTCGCCTTATATAGAGATGGTGAAGAAGCAACATCAGAGATATTTCCCTGCATAGAGTTGATTGCATTCGACCATTGCTCCATAGCATTACGGATAGCAAAGTCCTCGTCGTTGATAATCGTAGGTGACCATTCTGCGAAAGTTCTAGTCCCTGCTACCTTTACTGTGCGACCGAAATATGGCATTTCAATCGCAGAGATGGTAGATTCAGGAATCTGTGCTGCTTTACAGAGGAATGGAACCTGCGCATCAGCGACACCATTGATTGGGTTCGTGATTTGGACTTGGAAGAGGGAGGGTCTTGCACCACCCTGCTTCAAAGCACCAGCAAATTCATTTACATTAAACGCCATTTGTTCTCTCCTATTTCATTAATCCTATTTATTAACCGAAATTACCGATTACTTCAGAGAACTCAACGCCAGTTCGAACCGCAACGAAATTCAACTGGATAAAGTTGATAGAGCGAGCAGGTTTGATGTAGATATCACCAATGAACTCGTTTCGATCAATTACTTCGCCAGTGTTGTTGGTTCCATCACAGACAACAACAAAGTCCGTGATACCTCTCCGACCTTGAACATCCCTCAGGAATGGTTCAACCAGATTCTTAAATTGCGAGCGAGTAAACTCATCGTTAAACTCAAAGAGAGTGAACTTAGCAGCAGTCGCAATCGCTTTCTCAAGAACGATAAACAGTCTACGAACATTGATTCGATCAAACGCACTTGGTTGAGCAAGCATCGTTTTATCACCGAACAATACCGTCCCCTGTCCAGGAAAGGTTACAACTGGGTTGATACCCTTCTTGTAGAGTTGGTCTCTATCGCCTTTGCTTGGGTTGTAAGAAAGTTTGATAACATTCTTAACATTACCACGATTGTAACCAGCAGGTGAATACCATGGATCTCTGGTCAAATCAGTTTGAACCATCAAACCAGCAGTGTCACCATTCAGTGGAACATAACGATACAAATCGTTATACTTATCGTATTGATACTTCCACGCTGAATCCATAACCGCATAAGAAGAACTTGGTAGCAAGTCACGATATGCAATTACATCGTCTCTTGCAGCACCTTCGTATGAGTTGTTGTTAACAACATCTGCTCTCTCAGGAGAGATACATACGACACAGTCCTTACGACTTTCAGCAATATTAGTGATAAGGTGCGTTGCCAAAGTTTGGTCAGCACTACCACCAAGGATAAGCGAGATGTCAACATCTTCAGCAGACTTAAACAAGTCATAACCGATGATTTTGTCATCAGAGTCAATCGCACTACCGTCCTGACCAGAGGTCAGTGAAGCAGAGATAATGTCACTTGAGGAGTTAAAGGTTGTATTCTTTGCTGCAGTGCCTGCGTTTGTCAGTCCTGCTGCATGAGCACCACCCCAGTAGACATATGCTGATGCTTGGTTAATA